GCTGGTTGCAACGTTTTTAGATATGGGGAGCAGTACCGTTTCGCTGTTAATTTAGACGCAAAGTATGGTGAAGGTACAGCTGAAAAGCTAGAAATTCAAGCAAGACAATCAGTCAAGATTACTAGAGCTGAATACATAGACTTTATAAGTTACTACAAATTCATTGTTAAAAACTTACTAAAAGACAAGACAATTTTATAGTTTTTTTTTCTATTATTGGATATGCAAAACATAGTATATTCAAGTGCTGAACACAAATCAACAGTTGATGTTTATATAACTATGTGTAAACAGTTTGTTCAAGAAGTAAGCACAAAATCAAGATATCATTCTTATTTAGACGTACTCGCAACAATTATCGACTATCATAACGGTTACGGTGAAGGTTTGCGAGAAAACAATTTTTACGATTGGATAATGATATTACCTATTAACACCGCAGTTATGACAAACGGGTACTTTGCAGCACTTGAAACTAAAAGAAACACGGCTGTTTTAAGGGCTTATCGTGTAGTTTTGGAACAAATGTTGCAAGAAACCGTAAGCAAACTTGATCTATTAGAACCGACTAATGAATAAAATATATATAGAAATAGCAGACCTAACGTCAGAGTTTCGCAAAATGGCTTTCGGTTTGACAACTAATGAAGATCGTATCAACGAAGCTGTACAGGAGTTGATGTTGTATTTTCTTAGTATGAACCCTCAAATACTTTCTGAAATTTATAACAAAGATGGGATAGAAGGGATTAAGAAATACGGCGCTGTAGTTTTGAAGCGTTCTTTAACAAGTAAGTATTCAAGATTTTATTATAAATATGACAAATATTACACACATATTGACAGTCTTAATTACGTTTCTGACGTTACTAATGGCAAGTTTGGCGTATACGATAACTCTCCTTATTATAAAAGTATATCAAATATTGCTGAAGACACTACTCAATCTAATTGGGGAAAACTAGAAGACATTGACCGTGAGCTTGATTCTCTTTACTGGTATGACAGGGAATTATTCAAGCTCTATTACTACAAAGACGATGGTAAAAACACACTTGATAGCATAGCAGCTAAGACTAAGATCAGTCGTAACAGTATTTTTAACACTATAGACAAAGTTAGAAAAATATTAAAAAAGAATCTAAATGAATAAGTTTTTTGTTTCTAATGACATATATAAAGATAGAATATCTATCTGTAAAGATTGTGTGTTTTATTTTAAGCCTACGGGAACGTGTAAAGACTGCGGATGTTTTATGAAAATCAAGGCACGTCTTGCGCCTATGGAATGCAGTCAAAAAAAGTGGCAAAAAACAACTGAAATTGAAACACCTGAAGACTTACCGCCTGAGATTATAGAAGAAGTTATTGACATTTGGCAATATATAAAAACAGGAAAAGCACACAATCAAAAAGTTAAAAGACGAATGATTGAAATATATAATACAATTTTTATGACTAAATATAGTGTCACTACAAGTTGTGGTTCTTGTTTGCAATCTTGCTATCAAGGAATAAAAAAACTTTATAAAAAATATACACAATGAGCTATTTAACACATTTAAAAAGAAATAAAATGCACTATTCTAGCAGATGGATAGTTAAGTACGACAGTAATGATTTAGTAAGAGAAGTAAAGCTTATTTATAGTCCTGAAGAGTACAGAAAGTCTTCAAGATCAAGAAAACTAAATACCCAAGACGGTTTAATTAAAATATTAGAAAATGACAAAGAAAGAAGAAGATTACAAACTACAAACTGAGCCGCACTATTATATCGGTTCTATGTATGGCTATTCAGCAAGGCGTATTGTTGAGGATTTTGAATTGAATGCGTGGACTGCTCAAGCTGTTCAGTATATATTAAGATCAGGCAAAAAAGCAGGCAGCCCACCTGAACAAGACATAAGAAAAGCTATTAATGTTTTGCATTTTGAATTAGACAGAATACATAACGAAAGCAAAACAATAACGGGCGGTCTTGCAAAATGACCTTGTATAAGTGCGAATGCGGTAAACAAGAAAAAGAAGTGGTTAAAGCTAAAATAGTATACAGAGATAACAACTGGGTTGCTAATGTTATGTGTGATTGTAACAAGCCTATGACAAGCGAACCAGTAGACGGTATGCCAACTTTAATTAGAACTGAAGACACTTTGAATAAAAACGATAAGTTATGGTCTAAAGCAAAAGAAAGACTTTCAGGTGAACAATCTTACAAAAGTTTAAAAGATAAATAAAATGAAAACAAAACCTAGAATACCAAAAGACCCAAAGGCACTAGCTAAAAAAGTAATTGATTATTATTTTAAAAGCCCTAAAGCTAACAGCTTAAAAGAAATGACAGACAAGTTTGACGTAGCACACACAAGAATAACGAAAATAATAAAAAACGAATTACAAAGAAGACTTGATAATAGTCTTGAAAGACGTTTGTTTAAAAAATATGTAAAGTAATATGAAAAAGCAACTAAAAATAAATGAAGTAAAGCCAAACGAAAGCAACCCTAGAATTATAAAAGACGACAGGTTTCAAAAACTTGTTAAGTCTATAAAAGATTTTCCTGAAATGCTAGAGCTAAGACCAATTGTAGTAGACGAAAATATGATTGTACTTGGTGGTAATATGCGTCTTAAAGCCAGTAAAGAAGCTGGTCTTAAAACTGTATGGGTTGAAATTGCTACAGGCTTATCAGAAGAACAAAAGAAAGAATTTATTGTTAAAGACAATGTAGGTTTTGGTGACTGGGAATGGGATATGTTGGCAAACGAATGGAACTCTGTTGATCTGTCTGACTGGGGGTTAAACGTATGGACAAACCAAGATGATATGTTTCAAAACGAAATAGAAGACATAGAAGAAATTACAGACTTTACAGAAGCTGTTAACTTTTCAGTACGTTGTGATAACTTAGAGCAATTAGAAGTATTAAAGAAAAAGCTAAATACTACAGCAAGCAAGATTACTTATAACGAGTTTGTAAACAAGCTTAAATTATAATGAACGTTGTTATACTTGACCCAGCTATTAACTTAACGACAACGCTTACTTTTGAAAATGCTATTGACGCACATTTAAGAAATTCAATTACAATAAGCGAATACTTAAATTGTGATATTTTAATAATGGAAAAAGATTTTAACGAAGCGTTTAAAAAAAAGTATGACGTTATCGTTTTAGGTTATGCGACAAGGTACGCACCGTTTCAATTAATCAATAAGTTAATAGAGAAAAACCCTAAAGCTAGAAAGATCGTAATAAGTAACGAGTACAATACAAACCCTTCCGTCGGTGGTTTTAGACCTTATGAATTAATAGCAAATTACGAAAAGTCAATATCTGACAAGTCTGAATTAAAAAGACACTTTCTAAATTTAAACTTATTGTTTGCTAAAGAACCAAACGAAATAAAAGACAAGAAGTATGATTGTATTTATTTTGGTACGTTTAGAGTTAATAGAACTGAATACTTTAAGAAGTATTTACAAGAAGGTATTTATTTAAGCACGTCACCTAGAAACTTTAAAAAATATAAGCATATAGGTTGCAACCCTAAGTACATAACTAAGCTGACGTGGAAACCAAAAAGAGAAACACTCAATCTTTTCAAATATCAATTATACATCGAAGACGTAGAAACGCACACTAACTTTAACAATTTAGCAAACAGATATTACGAAGCGGGTTTTTGTAACAATGTTGTGTTCTTTGATGTGAACTGTAGAAACACAATCAACAAGTCAGAGCTTAAAGACTTTAAAGACCAAGTAGAATTTTATATTGTTAGCAGTCATAAAGAGCTGCAACAAAAAATAAAAGAATGTAATAAAGACTTTGATAAACATTTAGCAATTCAAAAGAGTTGGCGAATAAGCGAACAAGCAAGACGTGGTGATATGTTAAAAGAATTAAAACAAATTATATATGAACAAAAGTAGACACATAAAAAAAGAAGCAATGCTGAAAGCACTCGAAAACAGTTTGGGTGTTGTGACGGTAGCTTGTAAGTCAGCTGACATACCAAGAAGCACTTATTACAAATGGTTAAAAGAAGACGAAGACTTTTCACAAGCGGTTAAAGAAATTGAAAACATAGCACTAGACTTTGCAGAAAGTCAATTACACTCACAAATGAAAGACGGTAGCACTTCAGCAACTATTTTTTATTTAAAGACAAAAGGTAAGAAACGAGGGTATATTGAACGAAGCGAGCTTGATCTTAGCAGCGGTGAAGAACCAGTTAAAATTAACGTAAATATAAAAGGCGTTGAACATTGAAGCTAACTTTACATATACGCAAGAACAAGCGATAGAATATCTATTTGACAATACGACTACAGAGGTTTTGTTCGGTGGTGCTGCGGGTGGTGGTAAGTCTTGGGTCGGTTGTTCGTGGCTAGTATTGATGTGTTTCAAGCACCCGAAGACTAGGTATTTAATGGGAAGAAGTAAGCTCGACAGTTTAAAGAAAACAACTCTAAATACTTTCTTTGAAGTTTGCGACCACTGGAATATAAAAGCAAACAAGCACTTTAATTTTAACGCAAGCTCAAACGTGATTACGTTTTACAACAAGTCAGAAATTATTCTTAAAGATTTATTCTTATACCCTTCAGACAGAAACTTTGACAATCTAGGGTCACTTGAAATAACAGGTGCGTTTATTGACGAAGCTAATCAAATAACAGAAAAAGCAAAAAACATAGTTTCAAGTAGAATGAGATATAAGCTAGACGAATTTAACTTAATACCAAAAATGTTAATGACTTGCAACCCAGCGAAAAACTGGGTTTATACGCAATACTACAGACCGTCAAAAGAAGGCATTCAAAAACCTTATAGAAAATTTATTCAATCTTTAGTAGATGACAACGAGTACATCTCTAAACACTATAAGACACAATTACAAACGCTTGACGAACTAAGCAAACAAAGACTATTATTCGGTAACTGGGAATATGACGCAACTAAAGACAATCTTATAGAGTATGACGCAATTCTAAATATGTTTGAACAAAAAGGCGTTGATGGTGAAAAATACATAAGTTGCGATATTGCACGTTTTGGAAGCGATAAGACGGTTATAATGTACTGGCAAGGGTTACACCTTAAAAAAATAAGAACGTTGCTTAAATCGGCTATAAATGACGTTGTAAGCGAAATTAGAGATATACAGCAAAGCAATCAAGTTAAATTGACTAATATTATTATTGACGAAGACGGTGTCGGTGGTGGTGCTAAAGACTACTTACGATGTAAAGGTTTTGTAAATAACGCAAGACCATTAAAAAACGAAAACTATCAGAACCTTAAAACACAATGTTATTATAAGTTATCTGATCTAATTAATAAAGGTCAAGTGGGTATTGATTGTAATGACATAACAATTAAGAACCAAATAATAGAAGAGTGCGAACAAGTGAGAATGAAAGACGCTGACAAAGACGGTAAGCTTAAAATAATACCAAAAGAAACTGTTAAAGATATTATCGGTCGTTCACCTGACTTTGCTGACGCTTTAGCAATGAGAATGTTTTACGAAATAGACAGTAGTTTTGGAAAGTATTTTGTGCAATAAAAAAAACCCCCTGTCGATAAAGATATAGTAATGGAAGTTTACGACAGATGACAGACCGACAGAGGGCTTTCAACAAAATGAAATACAAATGAGGCGCAAATATATATAAATATTTTAACCTATAAACTAAATTACTAACTTTTATATTATATAATTATGCAAGTCAAAATTAAAAACAAAGGAAAGACCAAAGAGTTTAGCGTTATAAAAAGCTGGAATGACGTAACGCTTGAAAACTGGACAAAACTCATTCAACACAAAACAAACAATAAAAGTAGTGAAGCTTTAACTTTGATTAGTGAGTTATCGAATATACCAAAAGACATAATCAATAAACTAGAGCTTTCAGACGTTGCGACTATAATGGGTCAAATTGGTAAGCTGCAATCTGAAGCTGACACTAAACTTTCTAAGATCGTAGAAATTGACGACAAAAGATACGGCTTTCATCCAGACCTTGATTCAATCACCCTTGGTGAATATGCTGATATTGAAACTTTTGTAAAACTAGATGTTGAAAAACATTTGCCCGAAATAATGGCAATTTTATATCGTCCTATTTTAGACGAAAAAAACGGTGTTTATACAATTGAAGCTTATGACGGTGAAATAAAACTACGAACTGAAGAAATGAAAAAGATGTCAGCACAACAAGTACAAAATGCGCTGGTTTTTTTTTGGAATTTCGGCAAAATATTTGTGAAGACTTTGCAGTCATCTTTGATAACGCAGCTGAAGGAAACGAACGAGCAATTGCAACCCAAAGCTTTAGTGAAAAATGGAGTTGGTTTGGAGTGATGTATAGGTTGACGAATGCAGACATATCAAAATTGAAAACAATTACCGAGCTGAATCTTTTAGAAGCTTTAACTTGGTTAACTTATGAAACAGATTTACAATCACAAAATTCAGTAAAATATGGCAATAACCAATAAAAGTTACAATAACGTAATATACTTTCTTTGTCGTTTGGGTGAATACCACGAACAAATAGAAACTGTATCAGTCGGTGATATATACGAAATTGATATGAGTAAAGACACGCTTTTTCCTTTGATGCACATAAACCCAGTAAACGTTACAACTGGTGAAAGCGAGTTGATATACAACTTTCAAATCTTTTTAGCCGATCTCGTTTCAGAAAAAGACAACTGGCAAACATATCAAGCTGAACAATTAACGAAGCTTTTAGACTTTAAAAATAACGAACAAGAAGTTTATAACCAACAATTAGCAATAGCTGTAGATATTATATCAATGCTAAGACATAGTACACAACAATCACTAGCGGGTGTAAATGACATAAATCAAGCAATCTATTATACACAAGACCAATTTACAATAGAACCATTCTCTGAAAGGTTTGACAATCTTTTATGCGGTTATGTTTTTAATATTGGTGTTAAAGTAATGAATGACTTTAGTTCTTGTCAAATACCTGTAACAGCACAAGGTGCTGGCTACTAATGTTTAAATTTAGAATATGGAAAATAGAAATACAATTAATACCACCAAAAATAACAATTAAAATATAATTAATTATGCCAAACTTAACAGTTACGTTGACCGAATCCATCGTGATAAATGGTGCGCAAAGAGGATCAACAAACAATTTAACAGTGACAGATATAACCGATACTTTTGAACGAGTTATCACTTGTCCGCAGTCAGCGACTACGACAATCGCAACGTTTTCTTCAAATGTATATGATAGCGCAGGAGCAATTGACAAAGAGAATGTACGATATATTAGAGTATCTAACCTGTCAGACACTTATGATATTGAAATAGGAGTAGCAGGAGCCGCTTCTAACTATTCAATGTTGATACCAGCTGGAAACTCACACATTATCGCTAGAGCTGATGATGTTATGCTAGCTGAAGCGGACGCAGTTCCTACTTATGGCTCGTTAGCTGACTTAACAAAAATAGAAGTTAGACCAACAGCGTCAAATGATGTTGACGTTGAAATATTTGTTGCTAGCATATAATGCAATACCCAGCTATAGAGAGATATCTGAAGTCATTTGCACAAGACGTAGTTAGTCAATCTAAAAGCTTGTTAAAAGCTAATAAAGGTGACACTAAACTTGGTGAATCAATTGACTTTACAGTTACAAAAGAAACTGAAGGGTTTTCAGTTAAATTCTATATGCTTGACTATGGTACGTTTTTAGACAAAGGTGTTTCAGGTAATAAGGTAAAAAGAAACTTTATAAATTATAACTTGCAAAATGAATCGTCACCTTATAGTTATAAATCTAAGGGACCGCCAATTGACATACTTTCTAAGTGGGTAAAGAAAAAAGGGTTAAAACCCAAGGGCTGGGGAAAAGGTAGAGATAAAGATACAGGTCAATATGTGTCAGGTCTTGCTATTTATATTAGTAGAAAAATCAAGTTAAAAGGAATACCAAGTATAAGTTTCTTTTCTAAGCCTTTTGGAACTGGTTACGACAAATTAAAAAAAGGCTTGCTTAACGAATTTACAAAAGACATAAAGACTTATATAACAACATTTACAAAACAGAAATAATATGGCAGCTTCAAGTATAACACAAAGACCGCTTTACAATCAAATGCCAGTCGGGCAAGATATGATATGGATTGTTGAAAATATGGACGCAGTACAAAACCAACAGCAAGTAAAATATGGTGTTAATATTCATATAAGTAATGACACAATGCCTAGTGTTTTCAGCACAACACATTTAGTCGGAACTTTTAAAACAACCCCTAACAATGTAGGTGTTGGAATATTTGATCTTAGAAACGTTGCAGAAAACTATGTCAGTGCTGACCATATGACAACGTATGCAAGTATGGGTGGTATTGGTGCGCAATACAAGACAACATATTCAAGTAGTAGACAACAGTTTCCGATACATATAATTGACAAATACTCACTAGCACCAAAAACTGTTGCCTTTATGGTTTTAGAATTTTTTGTTGAATACTTAGGTGCTACAGACTCAAACGGTTTGTCAGACCCTAACGTGGTAAGGCGTGCTGACGGTACTGAAATAACTTCTGAAGAATATACGCTTTTTAATGGTTACTTAAAATACGATGACAAGCAATCAGTCTTTAACAATGACTTTGGTTTTAGTTTGTTAAATTTTTATCCAGCACCTAGTTTTCCGATAATGCCAAACAAGAAATTTTTAACAAACGCACCTGACGATCAATACGCAAATATTGACGATTATGGTACGGTAGCTGTTTTTGCGCCTAGTGAAGTAGTAACAGAAGACGTGTATACTATTAAGTTAAATTACTATGACGAAGATGGTAACATACTTGCGTCTGATGGAGTTCTTCAAAATGACTTTAATGGTGGTTATACCAATTACGTGCCAATTAAAACAGAAAAGCAACTTTTATTTTTCGCACCCTTCCCTGGTAATCTACAAAATTGGAGTACAACTTTTCAAGGTTTAGTTACTGCTGGCACTATTAACGGTGGTAAGATAACGTTTCAAGTTTTTAATTCACCAGCTGATGGTGATTATCCGACAACTAGAATATATACAATTCACGTCAATTGCCCTGAACAAAAGAACTTTGAACCGATTCGTCTATGCTGGTTGAATCAATGGGGTGCTTGGGACTATTACACATTCACAAAGAAATCAACACGAACTTTAAATTCAAAAGGAACTACATATAATCAACTAAGCGGTACTTGGAATGAAAGCAATTATTTTAAAAACACTTACAAAGGTGGTAAGAAGACATTTAGAGTAAATGCTACAGAAAAAATAAGAATGAATACAGGGTTCGTGTCAGAAGACTTTAATGTAATGTTTGAAGAGCTTATCAACAGCCCTGAAGTTTATATGCTCGAAGGGTTTCAAAGCGACATCACGATTCCTTTGCTTAATCAATATGTAAAACCAGTAAGGCTAACAACTAAAAACTTTACAAGAAAGACAAGGGCAAATGATAATCTCATACAATATACTTTCGAAATAGAAAAATCAAAAACTTTAAGAACACAATCTATATAAAATGAGTGTACAGTTAATCGTATATCCGCAAAACTATCAAGGGCAACATAGCGTTGTTTCACTTTCACCTACAGAAATGTGTGTTAACGGCATTAACTTTACAGGGTTAAGCACATCGAGTTCTCACGATTGCACAACAAACATCATACCTTTAGAGCTAATGACAAGTGCTTATCCTGCCACCCCAAACACGTGGTATCGTTTTCGTAGTACAACGTCAGGAACGCCATCTTTACCGATTAATAGTTCAGGTACAGCGATAATGTATGCTACTACAACAGGCACAATATCGGGAATATATCAAAGACTGACAAACCTAACTATCGGCGCTTCTTATACGATAAGTATATCTGTGTCTAACTATGCAGCTGGTAGTATGATTTTATCAACAGTGGATAATAACGGTACAGTTAATTCAAGTTATATGAATGCCGCTTCAGGTTTTCCTATTTTATCCACTACTTTTATTGCTAGTCAAATCGACAACACCTTAATGATTAGTTACTATGGTACAGTAGTCGATGACGTGGCAATAAGTGGTGTTTCAGTACAGCCAACTGGTGAACAGCCGGGATTCTATGCTAGCGCAACTATTGACGGTCAACAAATACTAGACTTATACGAAGACGAAGACATTCCTTTGACTTTAAGTGTTGACGACTTTAAAAATAGTGCTGAACAAGTGCAATCATATTCAAAAGCCTTTAAAATCCCAGGCACTAAAAGAAATAATAAAATATTCGACAATATATTTGAAATTACACGATCTGACAATGGGCTAGTATTCAACCCATATGTTAAGACGAAAAGTGTTTTGAAACAAGACGGTTTTATTTTATTTGAAGGTTATTTACGATTAATAGACATACAAGACAAAAATGAGGAGATCAGTTACAATATAAACTTATATTCTGAAGTTGTGGCTCTAGCAGACGTTTTGAAAGACAAAACTTTCAACGATATGAATTTTGAAGAACTTGAACACGATTATGATATCACTTCTATTAGCAGAAGCTGGAACGAAAGTGGTGCTGTAATGCCTTATTTATTCAGTAATACTTCGGGTTTTAGAAGTGACTACGATACTGTAAAATACCCTTTTGTAGACTGGAACCATCAAATGGTAGTTTCTGACGGCTCACTTGGTGTGGCTGGCAACCCACAACTAACAAAGCTAGAACAAGCGTTCAGACCTTGGCTGCAATTGTGGTATTTAATAAATAGAATATTTGCAGAAACAAATCAATTTTCTTATACAAGTAGCTTTATTGACAGCACAGAATTTAAAAGACTTTATATGGACTTTAACTGGGGTGCTGACGAAGACGGTTCGACTTTACCTACTGGTTTTTATCTAAAGCAAGCAGACAATGCCGTAAGCGATTATTGGATAAATGAAACGACTTACAATGCAGCGTCAAAGTTAAGATTCAACACTACAGCTGCCGGAGATAACACTTATTGGGATAACACAAATTATAAGTTGACATCTCCAGTTAATAATTTACAGGTTGACTGTAATTATTATATACATTTAGAAAATGACACAGGAACTTCTTATTCTAATAATGTAAGAATATCAAAATTCAATGCAGCTAATCAACTTTTGGAAGTTTTTGCTGAAGACACAAGTAGTATTGCAGGTAATTCTAGCAAATATTTAACAGGCACATTTTCAACCATACTAAATAGTGGTGAATACATACAGGCACAAGGGAAGACGCTAACAGCCAACAAAATTAGAATGGGGAATGATACTCCTTACAGTTATTTAGAATTTAACGCTATCAACCAATGGACTGACGTAATGTCGTTATTAAATCAGTCAAAAACTGATGTTGGTCAATGGGCATTTTTAAAAGGCATAATGACGATGTTTAATTTAGTGTCAATTCCTGACCCGTCAAATCCTAACAATATATTAATAGAACCGTACGCCGACATCTTTCTTTCTAGTGGTGACCCTTTAAATCCAAATTATTTTGATGACAATTCTACAGAATTAAACTGGACACCAAAAGTAGATATATCAGAAATGAAGCTAACACCACTTACAGAGTTAAACAAGAAAACAATATTTAAATTTGTAGAAGACGATGACGACTATTCTTTTAACACTTACAAAAAAGAAGTATTCAACCATTTATACGGTTCTAAAGTGTATGACGCTTCAGCTTATACAATTTTAGAAGGCACACAAGAAATTGTTGCTGAACCTTTTGCTGCGACAGTAATCAAACCGTTAATGCCACAATACTATGATATAATCACACCCGCTATATATGCAATGAATGAAGACGGTACAAGCTCGGGTTTTGATAACAGTCCTAGAATAATGTACAATAATGGTGTGAAAACCACTGTTAATGGTTACTATATACCAGCTCAAAACGGTGGTGCAGCGGTAAATTATGAAACCGAATACTTGCAATTCAGTCACTTGTCAGACGTGCCGACTGTCGTTACAATTCCGCCACAACCAACAGACACAACCGACTTTCATTTTGGAGCTTGTCAATTTGTAGACCCAATAATTGGCAACCCTACGACAAGAAACTTGTTTAATCTTTACTGGTTGCCTTATTTTAACGAATTATACAACCCTGACACAAGAACGATGACAATGAAGGTTAACTTAAACGCTGGCGATGTTAACAAATTCTCCTTTTACGATGTCGTTATGATCAAAAACAGAAAATTTAGAGTCAATAAAATTAATTACAAACCTAACGACTTAGCAACCGTTGAATTTATACTTATAACATAATGGCGACAATACCTTATATATCAGGTTATATGGTACGACCAGCTGCAATAAGCAATCTTGGTGTCGTAACCTTTACAGATGGTAGAGTAAATATACCACCAAATCAAGAACAATGTGAAGCGTACGGTTATACATACGATACGGCAACGGGTACTTGTAAGGCTTTTGAGCATAGTCAACAGCTAACACCAACAATGACCACTCAAGACAACTTGATTAACGGACAGGGCAATGAGGTTATTGCTGGCACAAGAAATTCATATATACTAGGCGTTAACAATAAAGTCAACGGTTTGTCACAAAACAATATAATTGTTGGTAATCAAAACGAAATAACAAGTGGTATAAGCAACACTTTTGTTTATGGTACTTTAGCAGATTCAGTAGCTAATAATTCAATTGTCTTAGGTGGTAATAACTTTGCTGACACTTTAGGTGAAAGACAATATACAACTGTAATATATGGCGGTCAATCTACTCTTGATTCGGCAACTGACCTTTATATGAATAACACTGTAGATAGCTTTTTTCAACCTACAGAAAACAGTGTTTTTTATTTTCAATCTGAAATCTTAGCGGTAAGAGTTGGTGGCACTAACTTAAGCGGTGCTGTTGGTGATTTTAAGTCTTGGGTTGAACGTGGTGTTGTAAAAAATGCAGCTGGTACTTTAAGCATAAGTAGGTCACAAACAGCGATTGTAGATTCAGGAACTACGACTGGCTGGAGTGCAGAAAATACCGTTTCAGGTAGTAATTTCAAATTATCTGTAACGGGTGCTAGACAAATGACTTTAGAATGGATAGCAACAATAAGAATAACAGAGATAAGAACCTCAGTAACTTTAACTTAATAAATTATGGCAGAAAAAGTAGTTTTAGAAGCGGAAATCAAGACAAATGTATCTAAACAACAAAAAGATACTGAAAAGTACGCTAAAAGTTTAGAACAAGTAAATGAAGAAATAAAACTTCAAAATAAATACATTCAAGATCAAGAAATGGAGCTTGCAAAGTTAAAGCAAAAGCAAGACGCTATTCCTAAAGGTGCGTGGGTTGCTGGTATGGACAAGCTTAACCAAAAAATTAAAGACACGACAGCTGAATTAAGACTTGAAAAAGTAGCTTTAAAAGGACTAAAAGAAGAACAAAAAGAAGCCGCTGCCAAAGCAAAAGAACTAGCTGACGCACAAAAAGAACAAGCCGATGTAATGAAGGGAACTATAGGGGACTTTCAAGTATTTGGAATCTCTTTGAATGGTATAAAAAGTGGTATGGGTAAAATAATACCAGCAGCAAAAGCGATGTTCGGTTCTATTAAAGCTGGTCTTATATCAACTGGTGTCGGTGCTTTTGTCTTTTCCT